ACGGGCCACAAGCTCATTGTGTCACACTCCACCAAAGGAACACCAAAAATGGGAAATACTCTTGATGACTTTAAGGTCGGGCTAAGGTTTGACAATCTTCGTGATCGCCTATCCCTCAACGTCGATGACGTCGGGAATGGAAATTACTGGATTGGCACCCCGCCTGACCCCAAGAAGCCGAATCTGGCCTCAGGGTCACTGAGTAGATGTGTCGATGAGACTCATCCTGAGTTCTTCCGGTTAATGCGAGATAGAGCCCGTAAGGGCAACATCAAGCTCGGTCGTTCTCGGGACTTTGGCGGACCTCTCGCAATTGAAAGAGCGTCCGTGTCGATGCCTGCCCGTAAGTACGTGACGAAGGTGTTTTCCGGCTCGACCCTTCAGGGTTATGCCGGGATTATGCCTCCGTCTACAATGTACAACACGGCGATGAATCGTGCCTTTCGGGGCATAATGCCATCGGTGTCGACAAGTCTCGGTGTGGACAGAAACACGCTGAAGGCCCTTGGGTCAACAGCAGTGAAGAAGTCCATACCTGACATTCCCACATTCTCTCTCTTCCGTTTTATAGGGGAGCTGAAGGCGGGCCTTCCAAAGGTCCCACTGAAAGCTCTACGGGAGAGTAAGAGTTTTAGCGCGCTGGGAGACGAATACCTAAACTTACAGTTCGGGATCGTCCCCACCGTTTCGGACGTGCAGAAGCTCATTGAGCAGCTGCAGAGTCCGAAACTCCGTTCGGCGGTTGAGCAAACCTTAACTAATGAACACCGCGTGCGAAAGGTCGTGGACAAGGGTACCACCTCGACAATCCGTCCTTTGACGGGGAGTGAGATGGCGCTCTCAAGCGGCCTTTCTGGGCAAACCGGATACCTGTCCGTTACTACGGACTATCGGATCTGGTCGAGTATTACATTCATCGACTATCAGGTTACCGAGTTTCAGCGTCTGTTAAATGACCTGGACTCGCGCCTGGGAGGGCTGGGGGCAGTGCCCACAGCCATCGATATATGGAACCTCGTGCCTTGGAGTTGGTTCGTCGATTGGTTCACGAATCTTAATCACGTGATTACCAACCTTTCCTACCTAGGGAAAGACGGACTGGCGATTCGCAGGGGATATTTGATGGCGCACTACTCCACAAGAGAGGTGCACCACCGAGAGGGCCTAGTAGTAGGCTCCCCCTTCTCGACAACTGGCGAAATCCTAACGGAACGCAAGTATCGAGTCCATGCGAGCCCCTTTGGTTTTGGATATACATGGAAGGATTTTGACACCTTCCAGCTATCCATCCTGGGAGCACTCGGCGTGAGCCGATTACGCTTCTAGAAATCGTCCGCTCTCAAAAGGAGCATGGCGTCAGCCCGGTACCGCACCCTTGGGCAAGGCTAAACTGACGTCGACAAATCGTTCGGCGTTCTTAACAGAAAGAGTTTCATGTTCTCTGATCCACAGTCAATCACCGTTTCCGGTGCTGCCAAGTCTCTTCCCCGAGTTTCTTCGGGGGATTTCTCCGGCCAGTTTAGGGCGTCAGATGGCGCCTATACGCTGTCGGTGAAGCATTCCCAGGGACGTCGGGATCGTTCCGTCGTTCGGGTGGACTCCAAGAAAATTGGAGCTAATCCACTCGATCCGACTAAGAACCTTCCTTACACGTCCTCGGCATATGTAGTCTTGGAGGGCCCTGCGGGCGGACAGGGGTTCACCAGCGTTGAGCTGGAGGACCTCGTGAAAGCCCTTGCGGCCTACCTCACCGCCGCGAACGTTACTAAGTTCGTCGGCAAGGAGAGTTAGCTGAACAGTGGTCCCGGGCCGTTTCTTGCCTGGGTCGTCGTGGTGTGCTTCCTCGTAACGATGTGTCTGCTCCTAGGAGCGATCTTTCGACATATCGACGCGTGGAGGCCATTTTGACATCAGAGGACTAGAGGACTCGCCTAGCTTCATTCCAATCTACCAAGAAAGTAGGTCGATGAAAAGCCTGACGAAACTCTGGTCTGCTCTGGCGCTTGATTGCGCCACACAGTGTAACACGAGCTGCTCTCGAGACATTGAAACGATGCTCGAGAGGGTCGAACACGAGGGTGATTCGTTTCTCACGATTACCCTCCCCACCTTTGCCGCGGACCTAGAAATGGGTCTTGAGCTGGGTGGGATTGATGGTCCTACTCTCTTCCGGTCTTTCAAGAAGAGAGGACGTCTCCCCGTCTTTCTGAGGGGTTTCGTTGACCAGGTGTTCGATCGAAGTACCGGTATGCTCCGCGAGCAGCCAAGTGCTGAGGCCATCCGAGCTATCCGTCAATTGTGCCTGGTCTTTAAGAAGATCGAGCGCGAAACGACGGACGCAAGGAAGGACGCAGCCGAGGCCGCTTACATAAGCTGTGAAGCTGAACTGGAACGAACGGAGGAACAGCTAAGCCCCGAACAAAGGGGCGCTTTCTCCAGATCGTTCGCCTGGCTCTACTCAGATGTTCTAAATGACCTTACAAAGGCCATCGAGCGTCTCGAAGTTGTGCCAAGGCACGGTCCCGGTTCTACCCAAGATAAACTCCTGGGGAACCGAAAGTACGACTTTCCCATGTGGACGAGTCGACTCGAACCGCTGTTTCCATATAGGTACTACTGTACCCACACATGGCAGCGTAGTTCGGACTACAGTACCAGCTTCCTCCCACCGGGGCAGGAGCCACCCGTAAAGGTGGTTTTTGTTCCAAAGACTCAGAAGACACCTCGCGTTATCGCGATGGAACCGACGCACATGCAATACGTGCAGCAGGCCATCATGACGACGCTTGTGCCGTTGCTAGAGCGCTCCCGAATAGGGGCCTCTCAAGGCTTCACTGATCAGAGTCCCAACCGCGCGAAAGCGCGAGCTGGGTCGATCAGTGGAGCTTACGCAACAATAGATCTTTCTGAGGCGAGTGATCGAGTGCTTGCTTGTCTGATTGAAGACGCGCTTGCACCCTGGCCAACCGTTCAAGAAGCGGTCATGGCTAGCCGGTCACTTCGCAGCGAGCTCCCTTCAGGGCGTGTAATTACCCTTCGGAAGTTTGCTTCAATGGGGTCAGCCCTCTGCTTCCCTATCGAGGTTATGGCGTTTTCAGCCATTATCTTTACTGGGATGCGGCAGGCCGGCGGACATTCCGTCGAGGACATACTTCGGTTGTTCTCGATGGGAGAGGTACGCGTTTATGGTGACGACATAATCGTCCCCGTAGACAGTTGTTACTATGTCGAGGAATTCCTTGAGACCTATGGTCTTCGGGTTAACAGGGCCAAGTCCTTCTCTACGGGGAAGTTCCGGGAGTCCTGTGGGGGCGACTACTACGACGGGATAGATGTAACACCCGTACGAGTTCGTCGCGACCTTCCTCTCAATAGACGGCATGCTCAGGAGCTAGTATCAGCCTCCGCGACAGCAAACCTGTTTGCGGATGCAGGATACGGAGAAGCTGCGGAATATCTGCATAAAACCTGTGAAGAAATTCTCAAGGTCTACCCAGACGTACCGCGTGACTCCGATCTGCTTGGACGTTGGTCTTACGACCCTCGGCCGGCAGGTTTCTCGTTCAAGTTGTGGGCCCCTGTTTTCAAGGGGTACGCACCCTATGCGAGTCCTCCTAAGTCACCACTCACTGGCGTTCGCGCGCTTTTTAAGGCGCTAACCGGGAAGTGGGATGATCCATTGTTCAGGGACCATCTGACTCATGCTGGAAGGCCGATCACCTATGCACTGAAACGATCTGTGAGGTCCGCTGGTTAACCAGCGGGTTTGAGGGGTTTCTTTACCCTCGTGGTGGGTCCTTTGTTAAGGTTTTCATACCTTACATAGGC